TCTACTGCTGAGCGCCGCATCTTCGCGGAGTGGTTGAAGATGGCGTTGACTACTCAGGCGGTCGCTCTGCCGCTCGCGAAGTTTTGGAAGTTCAATTCCGCAAAGTTCACCGGGCGGCGATGGGAGGGCGTGGACGCACTGAAAGAGTCCACGGCGAAAGCGCAGAACCTAGCGAACAAATTCACGAGTCTGCAAAAGATTCACGACGAACAAGGCACGGACCTTGAGGAAACCGTCCCAACAGGTCATGTTGTTGACGAAGAGGGCGTGATTATCCCAGTTAAGAACATCTATGCGATGTTTAGAGATGATTCTTGGGAAATCATTGATACTCCAGACGAACCATTGGGAAAAGGTCGTAAGAGGCAATTCGCTTCGAGAGCAGAAGCCGCTCGATACGCTGCACGAATTCGATGGGGGACTACAACTCCCAATGCGAACGCTTCTGCAGCATCGAATGGTGTTCCAATGGAGCCGACCGACGATGTCAACGAGGCAATTACGACTGGCGCTCCATACAAACCGCTTTTGTTTGAAAGTCTCCCCCCAGACATTCAAGAGGGTCTGCTTAAAACAGAAACGAGCAGTCTGCCGTACACCGAAGAACTGGTGCTTGAAGCAAAACTCACTGCTTACTACTCAAAAGTGTTGAGTCCAGACAACATTTCTCCAGAGAATCAAGCCGAAATGAGAAAATTCGGTAAGCATTATCAGCAATTCAAGCCGAATACAGGAACACAAGCAGACCAAGACCGTGCTAGTGAGCGCCTTGACCTTGCCAGCAGCATGGCTCGTCAAACAGTTATTCGTCACAGAGAAAATCAGTATCTCATCGGTCAAGAGGCAGAGGCTCTAAAAGACACCAAAGATTTGGTATCTCACCCAGAAATGAAAATTGCAATGACGGTCACCGAAGCAGGTGCCTCAGCAATTCTTACTGGAGGTCGAATCACCACTCAGTTTGAAACTAGAAGCAGCCAAGGGGCATACAACCCTAAAGGTCGAGCAGCCCATGAAGCCGTTGCCTACGGCACACACCCAGCAACATTGCCTGACCGTCGACCTGTTTATGCGACGCTTCATCCTGTTGGTGTTCAACACCCGTATGCCACGGGAGCAAGCCAATACGGAACTATTCAGTTGGTAATGAAACCACAAGTTTCGGACCGCTCAACATTTTCGGTTGTTGATTCTCTTGGGCAAAATCGCAATCCTTCGCCAGTACGAGGACCAATCAACAAGGGTCAAGCACACCCATACAGCAAGTTCCCCAAAGATGCTCCAATTCATCCCTCGGACAAAGTTGGGAAAATTAGGCGTGGTGACCGAACGGAGTATTCGGAAGCGCAAATCCATGGTGGCGTAAGACTTTCTGATGTTGCTTACATCGTGGCAAACAGACGAACAAGTGATTTGGTCCAGAGAGCCGCAAAACATGGCATCCCCGTAATTTCGATTGGCACAGAACCAAGGGACCGAACAGGCAAGATGAAAATTCTTCCTGAACCTGCCGAGGTTGCCAAGAGCGGCATGATGCGATTGATTGCCACCGACGGCGAACGCTCTTTGTATCAAACAGGGTTCACGACCCTGCGAGCAGGAACGCCGCTTGAGGAAACATTCCCGTCAGGTCATGTCATCGACGAACTTGGTAAAGAAATACCAGTTCTCAACATTTATTCGATGTTCTCGCAACCGTGGGACATTGTTGCCGAACCAGCAGAACCAACAGAAAAAACTCGTGAACGCCGATTTGCTTCACGGTCTGAGGCTGGGCGTCATGCCGCTCAAATTCGTTGGGGCAACCGAAGCACTGATGCGACAACACGAAACGATGCTTTAGATGCACTGCCCCCTCCAACGATGGATGTCAATGTCGCCATCGCAACAGGGGCACCGTACATCCCATTTACTTTTGAGGGCATGCCGCCACACCTTCAAGAGGGTCTAATTGCCCTTGAGAACGGTTCCATGGTGATTGATTCTGGAAACGCACAAAGTGATTACTACCGCTTGCACAAAGAACTAAATGCCTATTACCTCGGACATCTCAACTCGGATGGCTTGTCTCCAGAAACAATCAAATCACTGGAAAAAAGAGGCTTCGATACTGACCAGACCAATGCCAATAGCAAAGATTCAGGAGACGCTTTTTCTCTGATGGCTGCTTTTGAGCCAGAGAAAATAAAGCCACCGAATCATCCATCAAATGTTTACGATAATCATTACACCTACAACGGTCAGCAAGAACAGAACAGACAGAATCTTGCTAACGCAATGGCAAATGCGACGATGGGGCGTCACATGGAAATTAGAGAAGCGGGTCGCTCTGCAGAGGCAATTGCCGACACAAAACTTCTAGTTGCCTCTCCAATGAAGAAAATTGCTTTGACTCGTAGCGAAAAGACCGCTGTCAGCATTTTGGAAACTGGGCACATCACCACGCAGTTCGAAACAAAGCAGAGTGGTGGAACACTAAGCCTTGGTATGCGAGCGGTCCACGAAGCAGCAAGTTTTGGTGTTCACCCTCTGGCTGAGCCTTCTCGTCGCCCTATCTATGCGAGCCTTCATCCTTTGGGTATTCAACACGGCGGGGCAAACGGTTCAAGTCAGTACGGAACCGTTCAATTTGTTGCAAAACCACAAGTTGGTGACCGCTCCACTTTCACCAATTTTGATTCGCTGAAGAATGTTCGTGCGGCTTCACCTGTAAACGGACGAATTACCTCGGGTCAATTGCGGGTGAGGACAGATGAATCTTCTCCAACCAACTCCAGTGAATGGCTGAGTCAGGTTTCACAAGGCAAGCCTGTTCGTTATGCCGAAGCCCAAATCCACGGCGGTTTGAAATTGTCGGACATTTCCTACATTGCCTTTTCTGGCACAAAACCGTCCAGAGCGTTAGTTAAAGCCGCTAAAAAACAAGGAATTCCAATTGTCATCCTTGGCGACGGAACAGACGGAGCAGGCAAGTTCAAAATTTTTCCTGACCCAGTAGATGTTGCTAAATCGTCGACGGTTGACCTGAATAACACTGTTGCTCGTATCTGGGATGCCGTTGATTCTTTGGTCGTTGAGAAGGGTCGTAAGCGCAAGTTCTCTACTCGTGCCGAAGCCGCTCAATACGCAGCCCGTATCCGCTGGGGCACAACATCTAGTGATACACCCGCTGAAAAGCCTCACATGAAGGCGATGCGAGAGGAAGCCGAGGCGCTACGCAAAGAAATGTTTCTGCTGAATCAATCGGTCAGTTTCGAAAACATGCAACGGTCCAGCCCAATGAGCATCAGAAATCCGAAGGCAAAAGGCGCTTGGAATGACGAAAAAGGCGACATTCAAATCAACACCGCCAACGAAGAGATGATTCCATCACCAAAAGTGGCAGACCTTCACGACCGTGCGATTGCTCTGGGCGACAAAATGAACATCGAAGCAGTCGACCGTGTCAAACAACAAATCGCTGCAGGCACTCTGGACAAAACAGACAAAGAGCAACTGCACGACGCTTATGCGAAAGCAATGCAGCAGGTAGTCGCCGAAGTTCGACCATGTGGCGGCACTTTCGACTTCGCCCCAACAGCCCCACACACCCTTGCCACCAGCCCTGTGGCGTTTCAAGACACCCTTGGAGCGTTCTCAACAGTCGGCAAAGTCATGCCAACCGATTGGACCAACGCCACAAAAGGTTCAAATGTTCAACTGAACTCTCATGTCGGCGTCAGTAACGGCTCATTCAGCATCCCGCAAGGTTCTGTAACACAACCCGTCATCAACATCCCGACAATGGGAACCATCAACGGAAGAGGAGAAAAAGACAATCTTCGAGTGATTGGACACGAAACCCAACACTTCGTCACTCACTACCGCCCCGCTATCGCAGCCCTTGAAGTGGCGTTCATCACCCACAGAACAACAGGTTTTGACATCAGCGGAAAGAACACATCTTTAACATCTCGTGTCAGGTCCACAAAGCGTGAAACTCGTGTCGGAGCAAAAACCGTAGGCGGGCAAACACTGGAACTTGACCGAGACACATTCTCGAATCTGTACAGCGGACGCCGCTATGACAGGGCAACACGCAAAACGGGTCTTTTCCGAGACCAAGAAAATAACAGCCGATACCCAGCCTTTGAAATTATGACCACAGGATTCGAACAAGTGCTTGGCGGCAACAGAGACAATTTCGATAACGACCACATGGCGTTCGTTCTGGGAGTGATGGCGTCAGCATGAGTCTTATCTGGGAGTTCCAAGTTGACGGCGTTTTCCACGAAGCCGAATGGTCCAACGGGTCCATGCGATGCACCATCCCGACGGTCAAACCAATCATCGACCGCCTAATTGCTGAGGGCTACAACTTGCCGTGCGGCTCAGCCGTAATCATGGTGAAACCCAGTCTGGATAACGAATCGGGCGCTTACGCCGTTATTTCTGAAGCCGTGTTTCTGGTCGCCGATTTCCAGACCATCCTCAATCCACAGTCAGATGTAACCGTCGGCGACGATTTGATTTTCCCTGATGCGAACGACATCGAGAAGGCTTCTTTTGGTGGGGACCGTTCTGCTGCAGGTCGTCACGCTGCCCAAGTTCGCTGGGGTAATCGAACAAAAACAGAATCTCCGTCTGAATCTCGCCGAGCAGTCATTACACAAGTTGGCGAATTTTATGAGCGAAAAGGCGAAAGAAACGAGCAAGTTAGAAGCGGCGATTTTGAATTCATTACAGAAGATGGCGACAAGGTCCAACTTCGTGCTTCTGGAAACAGAGACTATGATAAAGAACCAAATTGGTTACCGCCCGCTTTGGCTGATGACCCAAATTTCACGCCTGAATACAGACTTGGAGTTCAAAGTGCCCGAGTTGACGCTTATGTCAATGGGCAAAAGATTGGGTATCTCGATGCGAACGAACTGAAACTGCACGGCAGAAGTAAAAATTTGACTGTTGGAAAGCCAACTGGAGAGGTTGAAATCACCCACATTGCTGTCACTGACGGTTGGAAACGCAAAGGTATCGCCACGGCGATGCTGACCGCAGCGGAGAAAATGACTTTCGAAGGGAAAAAGATTGTTCACTCAACGGCGCTAACTGATGACGGTTCTGGTTTTGCAGCAGCAGTCAAATCAGAGCAACTGGACAAGGCTAAGCAGTCGTTTGGCGGGGACCGTTCCGCCGCTGCTCGTTATGCCGCACAGGTCCGCTGGGGTAAGAAAGCACCAGAGTTTGACCCCCTCTCAGTACGAGAAGTCACCTCCAACGAGATGGAGCAATACCTAGACAGTTTGTATCCATACTCTGATTCTGAGGATTACCCATTCACATCAGGTCATGAAGCAGCCATCAGGGAATACACCGATGAAGGCTGGGCAATCAATGGCGCTCTCCGAGGACAAGCCAAAGAAGGCGTAGTCATTCGACCTTATTCAACGGTTGGACAAATTGATTCCGCTTTTGAGGCTGCAGAACCACTAACCAAGGCAATAGTCCTGCACCGAGGCTTGGATGTCAAAAACTTCACCGACGACGGAAAAGCAACAATTGCCTTCTTTGACGGAATGAAAGTTGGACAATCCTTTAGCGACCCAGCGTTCGGCTCAACTTCCACCAGCACCAAAATCGGCGATGAATTCGGCGCTAGAAGCCGAATCAGATTCAAAGTTGTCTGTCCAGAAGGCAGCAAAGTCTTGCCCATCAACACAATGATTGGCACCAAACATTCCTACGCAGGAGAGAAAGAAGTTCTTCTCCCCCGCAACACCCGTATGCGATTAGTCAAACGGGAATACGGCGAGTGGCAAAACATCTCTGGCGAAGGTCTCACCTTGACCTTTGTCCTTGAACCCGCTGGCGGAGTGGAAAAAGCCCGTGAGCGTCGTTTCGGTTCACGGTCAGAAGCAGCCCAATACGCCGCCAGAATTCGCTGGGGGAACACAGCAGGGGAAGAAACCCCAGCGTTCGACCCGTCAACAGTGCCATTTCGTAGCAGAGATGACGCCAACCAGATTCTCGATGCGATGTACCCAGAGGGTTCTGACGGCATCATGTCCATGAAAAATCGAGACTCCGTTGTCGCATACCAAATGAGGGGCAAGGTAATCAATGCTGAACTTCGTGACGGCAACGACAGAACCGCTGCAGCGGTTGGTGTGGACCGTGCTTTCGAAGCAGCCGTACCTCTGCCCACAGACTTGATTGTTCACCGTGGAGTGGATTTTGGTCGAAATAAAGACGGCGAAAGAGCGGTTCGATTCTTCTCTCTTTTGAAAGTCGGTGAATCATTCTCTGACGAGGGATTCACATCAACCTCAACATCCTTGCCTCTTGCCCAACAGTGGGGCGGAATAACTGGCATCCGCTTCGAAATTGCGGTCAGAAAAGGCACAAAAGTTTTGCCGATGAACCCTATCTTGGGTAAAAGAAGTATGCACAAGACGGAACACGAGGTACTATTACCTCGTAAGGCAAAGTTCAAAGTTTGGGCAATCAGTGATGAACCAAACCAATTCGGCGGTCGGAACAGACCGAACTACACCAAAGTCATTAAGGTGGTAATGGAATGAGCAAAGAAAACTTTCAATACGACGGACTGATGGGTCTGACCTTCATCGACGAGGATGGCAATGAGATGTCTGCCGAGGATGCGTTGCACCTTGAGAAGGCACAATCCTTTGGAGGTAACCGTTCAGAGGCTGGACGCTATGCCGCTCGTGCTCGTTGGGGCGCTCGCCAAGCAGAATCAGGTTCTACATCGTCAACTCATGGACTTATTACTGACTCTCCAGTGCATGTCATGTCAAACGGAGAATTGGCTGTCGAACAGGAAAATGGTGGATTACGACCTCCGACAGCAGCAGAGCGTGGAGTCCCAATGGGTCAAGACTTCAAAGACGAAATAAAACCAGAATTGGACGCTTTGAAAGAAATTTCTCCAATTGTCCATAAAGAGATTATGACGGCACATGTGAACCCTGCGAAAGTCAATGGCGATAAGGCTCACGAACTTTACAATCATGTCGGAAATTTTCGTAATTCTGGTGATTCAGCGGTCAAAAGAGTTGGCAACATACAAAACAAGGCAGATGACATCGGCTGGAAATTTGGAACCCAAGGGCAATACGGAAGAGATTTTCCAGCGGTTGGTGCAATCGTCGACAAGATTCAATCGGCAATGATGAATTTTGCAGCCAAGTTTTATGTTCTTGAAAACAAGCCGATGGCTTGACCGACCTGTAGTACGGCTTGACCATAGTTGGGTCGGTACGATACAGCAGTGGACGAAATCGACGACCTGACACCCCGCCAACAGGCTCTGTATCAGTCGCTTGAAATCATCGTCGATGCGTTTGGCATGTTTGACCAGTCAAGCGGTCCAGACGGTGCCCATTACATGTCGGAAAACGAAAACCCTTTTGCCGAAGAGGGTTTGATGTGTGCCAACTGCTCGTTCTACGAAGGCGGTCAGGCATGCGAAATCGTTGAGGGGCAGATTGAGCCGATGGCTCTCTGCAAACTCTGGGTCATCAAGAGCGACCTCATCGAACATGACATCCAAAAGCGTCAATTTGGGTCTCGTTCTGCTGCAGCGTCCTATGCGGCACAGGTTCGCTGGGGTAGCAAGGGCGGCACTAAGCCCCCTTTGACCACAGTCGGCAAGGACCAAGTCCCGTCGTATGTCCAAGGTCTGGCTTCTGGCGACGGCTCAGAGGACCTTTCAGATGTCCAAATCACAGGCACATTGTTCTTCAATGCGATAGCAGGGACAAAAAATCGTGAGGACATGCCGCAGGTCCCAACCGCTCGAAAAGCCGAATTCATTGCAGATGTCAAAAAGCAAGGGCTAACGGTTTCTCACGAATCGGTCGACCCAGCATCTCTCAAGCCAACCCAGAAAGACATCAACGGCAAATCATCCGCTGAAATTCTGGGCAGGGAATCCGCTCGGGGAGCAAAAGCCTTCTCAGCGGACCCGACTGGCTCAATTGTCGTTTCGTCAGACGGTTTCGTCATGGACGGACATCACCGCTGGGCTGCAGCAGCCCTCGGGTCGACGATGCGACCAACACAAATCTCCATCATCAGAATCAACGCCCCACAAAAACAACTTTTGAATGTGATGGACAAATGGGGCATTGCAAACGGTATTTCACGCCGTGGTTTCGCAGACCACACCACACCCGTGGGCAAGGCGCTGGTATTCACCGAAGCATGCGAATTAGCCTTGGCTGCTCAGAAGGAGTTCCTCGATGCCAACAATTAACAACCTCGTTGCCCAAGCCCAATCATGGATTGACGGCACCCTTCAGTGGGACGACATGGACCCAACCGTCCAGACAGTCATCGACGAACTAATCGCTGAAGAAGAAGGCGTTGAAAAGGGTGACCCAACCTCCAGCGGCGTCCATGTAGACGGCGTCAACTGGAAAACACCTCAAAAGAAGAAGAAGCCCGCCGCCGATGCGATGGACCTGATTCACAAAGCCAACGAAGAACAAAAGTTCACCCTCGGTCCTTGGTACATCCCCAACAAGGAAGATGCCCACGGCGAATGGTCAGACGCCGACGAACTCCAGAAGGCTCTCTGGGACTATGTCCGCCTTGGTGACCGTGACATCCGCCTACAGCACAACACAGACATTGTGGCTGGCGAATGGGTCGAAGCCATGTCTTTCCCTGTCCCCGTAACCCTCAACATGAAGAAGGCACAGGGCGATTCCAAGGAAGTGACCTATCCAGCAGGCACCGTTTTCCTCGGTGTCAAGTGGAACGACTGGGCTTGGGACATGGTCAAGGAAAACAAAATCACAGGCTTTTCTATCGGCGGCTCAGCAGCCCGTGTCGAAATGGGCATCCCAACAGATAGCGGCTTTGGCGGTGTCGTCAAGAACCGTTTCTCTACCGCAAGCGTTGCTGCCGAATACGCAGAGAAGTTAAAGACCGAGCGCACAACAGCCCGCAAAGAGGCTGTGTCACTTGCCGACCAATTGAAGGACGCTGTCCGCAATCTCATTAGCGGCGGACCCGCCGAAATCATTGAGCCTGAACCAGAGGTGACAAAGTCAATCATCATCGATGGCGTCAAGTATGCGATTGTCCCGTTGTCGAAATCATTCAACGACAAGGTGTTCAATGTCGCTGGTTTGTACGGTGATGACGGCTCGGTCGCCATTGTCCGCACTGACGGTGAGCGTTTCTGGGCAACAGGTTCCAAGCGTCTCGAATCATTGCCTTTCGACAAAGCGCAGTATGCGTTTGCTGAAGTAGCAAAAGCCAAGCAAACATTTGGCGGCAATCGCTCAGCAGCGGGTTCTTATGCAGCGCAGGTTCGCTGGGGTCGAGTTGCTTCTGACCCGAAGCGTGAGCAGCAAGCAGCCGCTGTGGGCGTTGCAGCCGCTGGCAAGGGACCATTCGGCGAGCCAGCCACCGATGGCGGTATGGCTCAGCAAGGAAAGTTTGCTTCGCTGCAGACACATTGTGACTTCGATGCTTTGGCTGCAGACATGGTTTCTCAAGGGCTAGACCCAACAAAACACGACCCTGACTACAAAACATTGCGGAAGCACATCTCGCCGCAAAGAGCCGCTCTCCACGACGAAATCATTGACAGCCACTTTGTAAACGAAGATGGCAGCCGCAAAACACCACCAACTGGTCAGCCAGAGTATGTGTTCATGGGCGGCGGTCCAGCATCTGGTAAGTCATCGATGCTCGCCGAAGGCGCAGGTCCAGAATGGGCTGGAAACGGTACAAACCGCTCAGACTCTCGTGGCGGCAAAGGCACCGACTCTCACTCAGTTGCTATCAACGCAGACGAAATCAAGGGAGAACTTCCCCCATACAAGCAACTTGTTGGCGGAAAAGACTCTAAGGGCGGCGTAGGTGTAGACGGTCGTGTTGGTCAAATGGCAGCAGCGTCAACTGTCCACGAAGAATCGTCGTTGCTTTCTAAGGCTGTAAACGACAGGGCTATTCAAAGCGGTTTCAATGTCATTCTTGACGGAACGGGCGACAACTCATCCAAGAGCATGACAAGCAAAATCGACAATGTTCGCAATGCTCGTGACCCCGAGGGCGCATCTCATAATTACAAGGTCACGGGCGTTTATGCGACTGTACCTACGGCTGTGGCTGTGGACCGTGCAAGAACTCGTGGTTTACCCGTCGGTGAGAAATACGCCAAGGCTGGCGAAAACCCCAAAGACCCAAGCACATGGACAGGTCGTGGTCAGGGTCGTTATGTCAACGAATCAATTACCGTAGGTACACACCGAGGCGTTTCTCAAGTGTTCCCTAATGTTGTTGGACAATTCGATTCGGCAACATTGTTTGATACATCTGGCACACCGCCACGCCTGATTTTCTCGGGCGGCAAAGGCAAGAGTACAGTTGTACATGATGAGAAGGCGTATGCCGACTTCTTAGCGAAAGGACAGTAATGACTACTGATGAATTGATTGCTTTTTGGGCATCGGTTGAGGTTGAAGGGCGTCGAATCGAACAGATTTACGCCATGATTCTGAACAATCTGCCTAAAGAGAAGGCTTATTTACAAACAGAGGACGAGTCAAAGGCTTGGGATGTTATTGCTGAGGATGTCAAGCAAAACCCAGCCCCAGAAGGCTCTTTCTACGAAATCCCATCGTTTAACTAAAGAACCGTCTGCTTGTCGGACTTTCGAAACTAAAGAAGAATCAAACCATGACTGAACCCTTAACCCCCGATGCGATGCACAAGGCAGTGGTATCTCCGCTGTCAATCGCCCTCGGTACATTGCTTGCTGACTCGTACACCGTCTACCACGACGCTCACGGGTATCACTGGAATGTCAAGGGTCAGGACTTCTCGCAGTATCACGGTTTATTTGCAGAGGTCTACGAGGACATTTACGGCTCAATCGACGACATTGCCGAAAACATGCTGAAGATTCAAGCCGACGCACCTTTCCACATGAGCGAATTGGTCTCCATGCGAACCATCGCCGAGGGCGCTCCAGCCAATGACCCCCAAGCCATGGCAACAGACCTTCTCCGTGAAATCGACGGTTTAATCAGCACTTTGAAGCGCACTTTTGATGTGGCAACCTCAGAAAACGAGCAGGGCGTCGCAGATTTCATTGCTGGTCGTATCGACATCACCCAGAAATGGGCATGGCAGTTGCGCTCTTCAGTTGGCGTCCAAAAGGCTGTTTTGGCTCAGGCTGACGACATGATTCTCAAGCAATTACGCCGCCACACAGACCTCACCGACGCTCAGTGGACAATCGTCCTTGACGAAGTAACTAAGGCTGGGGGAATCCGCCACACCACTGGTTACGCCGCCGAAATCATCGCTAAGGCTGCAAAGAAAATCTGATGAACAACGCCGACCTTCGACTTCTTTATGCGTTGCACCATTCCGCCTTGGAAATCGTTTCCGAGCGTGAATGGATTGGCGTCATCGATGAGGTCCGCAAAGCGGGCAGCGTTCTCAAGGTTCAGGGCTACGCCCAGACGGTCCTTCAGAAGGCTGCACAGCGTCAATCTTTCGGTGGTAACCGTTCTGCCGCAGGAGCCTATGCAGCGAGCATCAGGTGGGGTAAGAGGGGCAAAGGAGGGACTTCTGATGGTGCAGTAGCAACATCGAATCCCGCTGGTGCTGGCGAAGCCATGAACTTGGAAAAGATTGGCGAGACTCACACGGCAGCAATCGCCGCTGTAGGTGCAGATTCTCCCGTTGGTCGAGAATTGGTCCTTGCCCAGAAAGAGGTCAAGGCTGCATCTAAGGCTGATGTGACTGGCGATGCGTTTGGTGCTTGGAACCTTGCATCGGCAGCCGAATTCCGTGTTCGACCCTTGGCAGAGGCAAAAGGTGCCAAAGGCGTTGTAAAGCGCCTTCACGAGATGCTCAAGCGGTTAGTTGTTGATTACACAGACGCTTTCTACGCAGAGGCAGCATGAACGAAAAAGACAAAAATGTGTTGGACGCCATGGCACCAGCACTTTCACAGATTCTCACTGAGCAGCAAATCGGTTTCCTCCATGAGGAGGTCGAAAAGGCTGGCGGCATTATGAACACCACAGGTGTTGCCCGTGAATTGCTTGAAAAGACAGCGGCAGCAATCGTCGCTGGAGTCGGCACTTCGTTTGGCGGCAACCGTTCAGCAGCAGGCGCTTACGCCGCCCGAGTTCGATGGGGAGGTCGTGGAGCAGGCGATGCGAAGCCATTGGGTTCACGGACCGCTTCGACGGTTGGGGCATCTGGCTGGAAAGAAGCAGACGACGCAGGCAGTAAAGCCTTGGCAGATTTAGGACCTGACCATCCTGAGCATCAACGAGTGATGGAAGTGGTTCGCCTTGTTGGTAACGCAAAGAGGTCCGACGACGCTGGGGCTACGCAAGTCACCCCTGTTGCAGCGCAGCGAGCAGCGAGCGATGCGAGATTGGCTTCGAGGACTATCGGCTTGGTTTTGCCTAAAAAGAACATTCCGCCTTCGGTCGGTCAGTTTGCTGAGGTGATTGGAAAGATTGCTACTTCGTTGACGCAGAGAGCACAACAAGCAGAATGACCACGCCCGACGAACTTATTCTTGAGGCGCTTCGTCCTTTCATGACCGACCTCGGTTATGCGTTTGTTGTTCAAGAGGTCCAAAAGGCTGGCAGTATCAGCGGCTTGACAAATAGCGTCGCTCTTGCCGAGTTGATTAAAGCCAAGCAATCGTTCGGTGGTAACCGTTCAGCGGCTGGGGCTTACGCAGCGTCAATTCGTTGGGGCAAAAAAACTCAAACAGAATCTGGTGGCACCACTGCTGCAGGCGGTGCTGCCGTCGAACCAGAAAAGTCTCGCTTCGCAAGCGTTTTTGATGACGACTTTCTTTTTGCCGACAACGAGACATCAATCAATCGGGCTTATGACAAAGCAGGATTTGGTGCTGAAAAGGGCGACGCTTTAGCCGCTGTTGAAGGAACCCGCAAAACATTTGCTGAGGCTCAACAATCTTTGGAATTTGGTATTCCAATTGAAAAGGTCCGAGGTGATTTGGTCAAAGAGTCACGACGATTGAAGTCACTATCGACCAGAACGAAGAAAAAAGGCGCAGATTTGCAACTTGCAGAGGGCGGTCCCAAGAAAGATGCCAATGGCAAATGGATTATGACTCGGTCGGCAAGGTTGTTCACGGACGCTCAAGTGTTTAAGAACATGGCGTCAATGTTGGAACAAGCCGTTCGAAAGTTGGACAAACTTAAATCGTGAGTTTGATTGAGGCATCTTGCCTTTCGTAAGATGTGATGCGATGCACCACGAAATAACGACAGCCAGTGAACCACCAGAAATGGTCTTGTCGTGGATAGCGCAACTTCTGGACCCAGCGTTCATTGCCATGCTGAAGGCTTGCCCGTATGACAGGGTCGATGTGCGGCTTGTGGCGTCGAAAGGTCGTGTCCCCAAGGCTCCAACCATCGTTTTCAACGGCGGCGCTCAGGAGTTCCAAAATTAGTTAGTGTGAACTTGGTCACACCTGCAAACAAAGGGTTTCCCGAGGTCGGGAAGTCAAAACCCTTATGAATCAACGGTCCCCTAGCCTTTGTCCAATTTTCCATCTGGTAAACTGGAGATGTAAGGGAAAGGAGGACCCAATGGCAACATCAACAAAAGCGAAGTGCGAAGCCTTCGCCGCTGCCCACAATCTCAAACTTGAGGTAGAGGGAAGAACCAGCGACTGGTTCGGTGTCAACTACTGGATTGAAATTCCAGAGGGCTATCTCTTGGAAGATGGCACCACTGGCTTCAGCGGTCACGACCTCTGTGACATTCCGAAGAGCGAGGTCTGGGGCATGATTATGCAGGACATGAAATACTGCATCGAGATGGAATGGGTGAAGCAATAATGCACAAGTACAAGTGCCCGAAGTGCGGGCAGCAATTTTCGACAGAGGTCAAACCGTCGGAGCCGCCAATCTGCGCTCGCAAGGACAGGAAGGTAAATCACCCTGTGCGAATGGTTCCGTTGATTACGCCGCTTAGGGCTTGACCGAACATTCTGCAGCGTGTAACATGAAGGTACAAGGAGGAACCCAATGACCACAATGACAGCCACAATCCTCGCCTACAAGGTCGATGACCTCAAAGAGGCAGTTGCCAAACTCGCAAAAATCGCTGCAAAGATTGACGCTCCAGCACCTGAACTTGTCATCCTTGACCGATTCGAAACCACCACCCAAAAGGACGACGACTTCGTCACCGAGGTCTGGTTCAATGTCGAAATCCTCAACGCCTACCCAGTCGTTGCTGGTGGCTATCAGTTCGTAGCGGCAATCGACCACATCGCCGAGGGCGTGAACATGGTCCGAGTTGCTCCCGAGTTCCGAGACATGGACCTCACTCATCTCAACACGGTGACCAGCCGATGCGACCAGTGCCATGTTGACCGCCTCCGCCTCCGCACCTACTTCTTCAAGAGCGAAGATGGCACCGAAGTTCAAGTCGGTTCGACCTGCATGACTGACTTCCTCGGTCACAAGGTCAAGTTCCACTGGTACGAGACACTCGACGAGATTCTGGACGATGACGAGATGTTCGGTCGTAGCCGTGGCGGTGGTGGCGGCAGCCGCTACAGCGTCATCGACTATGCGATGGCAGCAGCCACCCTCATCAACCACATGGGCTTCCGCAAGGCAGACCAAGAAGGTGCAGCCACCAAGAACCAGATGGCAGCCTTCCTGATGTCGAACCGAGGCTTCGACGATGTCCCAGCAATGACCGCCGAGCAGCGTGACGAGGCACAAGCAGCCATCCAGTGGATTCTCGACCTTGAGGCTGACAGCGAGTACCTCAGAAACCTTCAGACGGTTTTCAAGTACGACCTCTCGGAGCGCAAGTACCACGGTCTCATCGCTTCTTTCCTCACCGCCTACCGCCGCCACCTCGGTTGGATTGCAGAGCAGGCAGCCCGAGAGATTGAAGTCAAGACTCCAGTAATCACTGGCGACAAGGTCCAAATCACAGGCACAGTCGTCTCGGTCAGCCTCAAGGAAACCGATTGGGGTTACCGCTCGGTGATGACAGTCAAGGATGACCGAGGCTTCAAGGTCTGGGGCACCTGCCCTTCGAAAATCAGTGACTGCCACACAGGTGACAAGGTCAGTTTCATCGCAAGCGTTGAGCGGTCCAGCGAAGATGAATCGTTCGGCTTCTACAAGCGCCCAACAAAAGTGACAATCGAGTACATCAACAACCCAGTCCACTAAACGCCACTTCAGTTGCCATGTGTATGCGATGACATACACTTCAAAGAACCGAGACCCGAGGGTCGTCAGCCAACAGGCTTTCGATTTTCGGGTTTTTCTTTGAGGAAACATGACAGCAAAGACGCCTAAAAAGATGGTGGCACTAAAGGTGCTAGAGACCAGCGGTGTAGACCACCCTGCCCATCTTGAAGAAGGTTGGATAGTCATGAAGAACGCAAACCCCACGGAGGACTCAGTGGCACATGCAGAAGATGATGTCGTCGTAGACATCAATGAGCAGTACATCGACCGTATGGTCGAATTGGAAGCGGAACTTGCTAAGGCTCGTGAAGTAATCGCTGACCTCCAGAAGGCAGCCGATGCGAACGACCCAGAAGAGGACGCTCCTATCGACGAAGAAGAGGCACTCATCAAGTCCCTCCCAGAGCCAGTGCGTGAAATGCTTGCCAAGGCAGCAGCAGACGCAGAATCGGCTCGTGAAGAACTCCGCAAGGAGAAGGAAATCCAGCGTGACCGCTCGTATGTCGCTAAGGCAGCAGCATGGTCCAACCTTCCTATCGAAGCCGATGCTTTCGGTGTTGCACTCCGCAAGGTTGCAGACATCAACTCGGACCTCGCTTCCACAATCGAGAAGGCATTTGAGGCTGTTAACGCTCAGCAAGAAGCAGCAGCAATCTTCTCAGAACTCGGCGCAAGTAACCGCTCCACGACAAGTGATGCGTTCGGCAAGGTCACAAGCCTTGCCAAGGCAGCAGTTGACGCAGGCGAGTACAACACCGTCGAGCAGGCAATCAGCGGACTGGTTGCTCAAAACCCAGACCTTTACAACCAATACCTCTCAGAGAAGTAAGGAAGGAAACCCCCATGGCATACGAGATTTCTAATTACAGCGTCAAGGTTTCCCTTGTTGCTGGCGGAGACCTCTCTTCGAAGCAGTACAACTTCGTGAAGTTGAACTCAAGCGGACAGGTTATTGCAGTTGCTGCAGCAACCGACCGTCCAATCGGTGTTCTTCAGAACGCTCCAGCATCTGGCGGCGTGGCTGAAGTTCTTGTTTCTGGCGGCACCAAGTTGGTGCTCGGCGGAACAGTGACCGAGGGCGGCATCGTCAGCCCAAGTTCAACAGGCGCTGGTGTAGCAATTGTTGCTGGCACCGACACCACCAAGTACATCTGCGGAACCGCTCTTACAGAGGGTGCTTCTGGAGAAATCATTACAGCAATTGTTGCCTGCGCCACTGCAGGTCGAGCAGCCTAAGTAGAAGGAATAATCCAAAATGGCACAGCCAACACAGACCTCCGTCCACATTGATGCAATCCTGACAAACATCTCGGTCGCATACATGCAGCAGGCGAACAACTTCGTAGCAACGAAGGTTTTCCCTCTGGTCCCAGTGGACAAGCAGAGCAACAAGTTCTTCAAGTACACCAAGAACGACTGGTTCCGAGACGAAGCACAAGTTCGTGCCGATGCGACTGAATCAGCAGGTGGCGGTTACAACTTGTCAACCGATTCCTACGCCGCACAGGTGTGGGCTTTCCACAAGGATGTCGGTGACCAGACCCGTGCAAACGCAGACGCACCAATCAACCTTGACCGTGAAGCAGCAGAGTTCGTAACGAGCCGCATCCTTCTCCGTCAGGAACTCGATTGGCAGTCAACCTTCTTCACAACAGGCGTGTGGGGAACCGACTACACAGGCGTTTCGGGAACACCATCAACCAACGAGTTCAAGCAGTGGAGCGACTATGCGAATAGCGACCCTCTTGAGGACATCGAAGCAGCGAAGGAAAAGATTCTTTCGACCACAGGCTTCATGCCAAACACCCTCGTCTTGGGTTATCAGGCTTTCCGCAAGTTGAAGAACCACCCAGACCTCGTGGACCGCATCAAGTACACAACCTCGAATGTCATCACCGAAGAGATGATGGCTCGTATGTTCGAAGTTGACCGTGTGCTTGTCACCAAGTCCGTCAAGGCAACGAACAACGAAGGCGCTTCAGAGGCTTACTCATTCGTGCATGGCAAGGCTGCGATGCTTTGCTACAGCGCACCAAACGCAGGTCTCCTCCAGCCATCCGCTGGTTACACCTTCGGTTGGACAGGCGTCTCTGGTGGAATCGGTGCAACAATCGGCACCGCCCGCTTCCGTATGGAATCGCTCAAGTCGGAGCGTATCGAGGCTGAAGCAGCATGGGACCACAAGGTCATCGCTGCAGACCTCGGCACCTTCTTCGCAAGCGTCGTAGCCTAATCACGAAGGAGCACCCAGTGCCTGAAATGTACGAAGTGCTCAGAGTGATTGCTGGAATCGATGGCAAGCCCATCTTTTCTGGTGAAATCATCGATGCGTCCGAGTGGCGCAACAAGAAGGCGTTGATTAACGCTGGGCGGTTGCGTCGCTTGGACGACGATGAAGTAGCACCTGTTGCTCCCGTAAGCCCGAAGCCAAAGGCGGCTCCAAAGCCTAAGGCAACCCCAAAGTCGAAGGTCGTCGAAGAGACGATTGAAGCACCCGAAGAGGAAGTGACCGAAGATGTCAATTAGTAACTACGCAGAACTCAAGTTGCTCGACACCCTTGGCAACACCTCTTTTGCTGTCACCACCTGCTACATCAAGTTGCACACTGGCGATGCAGGCGAGGATGGAACCTCTTCAGCAGCCACTGAGACGACTCGTAAGGCTGTTTCTTGGTCCGCAGCATCAAGTGGTTCAAAGGCGTCCAGTGCGACGCTTACATGGACGAATGTCGCCGCTACAGAGACCTACACCCATTGGTCAATGTGGGACAACTCAACTGGTGGTAACTGCTTGTGGACTGGCGCTTTGTCGGCATCCGCTGCTGTAACCGCTGGCGACACTTTCGAAATCACCTCGCTGACACTGTCGCTCGACTAGGAAGGTAGGTCGTCATGGCGACGAACTTCCCTACATCGCTCGACTCGCTTACCAACCCAACTGGGTCGGACACTCTTGCCTCACCTGACCATGCTGGTCAGCACAGCAATGCGAATGACGCTATCGAGGCTCTTGAAGCCAAAGTCGGCATTAACGGCTCGGCAGATACAACCAGCCTTGATTACAAAGTTGCAAACCTTGTACCTGCAGGGGCAATCATGCCTTATGCTGGCTCATCGGCACCCGCTGGCTGGTTATTGTGCAATACCTCAACTCCTATTTCAAGGTCGACCTACGCAGCATTGTTCGCTGCAATTGGCACGACTTACGGCGCTGGTAACGGAACCACGACATTCAACATCCCATTTTTGAGTGGTCGTGTCCCAGTTGGTGCTGGAACTGGTTCTGGTTTAACGCTTCGAAACCCTGCTGATACTGGCGGTGCCGAAACGGTCACTTTGACTGGCGCTCAATCGGGAACATCAGCGCACGGTCATGCGAACACAATTACCGCATCTTCAGGTAACCAATCCGTGGACCACACGCACGATGTTTCTCACGGTCACACCGCATCGGGTGGCACCACAAGCATCAACCATGACCACAGAATCCCTCGTGCTTCTATTGGTAACGCAGGAACGAACAGACTCGTTTTGTCTGCTTCTCCGACCGACACTGGTTTGTTTGTAAGTGCTTCGGACCCTTCACACAGCCACACGGTAACAGTAAATACAAACACCTTCAGCAGTGGTGGAATGTCGGCAAGCCATAATCACACGATTACTGTTTCTGGTTCTGTTACCACCGCTACCGCCGCCGATGCGACTTCATCACATGAAAACATGCCACCGTTTTTGGCGTTGAACTACATCATAAAGACCTGAGGAATAATGATTATCCAATTGAAAAATTATCCAATTGTCTCAAATGGCGTTGAAAAACTCGCTGAAACACAAGAAGAACTTCAGTTTGTCATTAAAATCATTCGTTGGGTTTTATTGAACGAATCTGACTGGACCCAGATGCCAGACAACCCAATTTCCGACGAGAATCGGGCATTGTGGGCTGAGTTTCGTCAAATGCTTCGTGACCTCCCATCAAATGTTCCTCAGCCGACATCCGCCACAATTGAAATTCCTGACCCACCCGAATGGGGGCGTCCCGCAAGTTGGGTGAACCTCACACCCGATGCGGACTGGAACATCTACGACTAACGGTTGATGCGAACAGGTGGCGACATACAACTATTCAGGAGTTCTTTACTCCGCTAGTGGGACGACTTACAACCAGTCCTTTCAGACGGTCTCTAAAACGGCGTCTGGGGCTGGAACAGGGTCCTCTAGCACCTCTCGTCTAATTACTCGTCGTCGTTCAGCCACAGGCTCTGGACAAGGCTCTCAGACCACCTCAATTCTTCACACCAATTTGAGGACCGCAAATGGCAGCGGCACAAGTTCTTCGTCCACGGCAATCTCTCATTCCATTTATCGAAACGCACAAGGTTCGGGTCAGGCTGCAACCGAGGGGACAGCGGTCGGTCTGCACACAGCGCCACGCAATGCGACTGCATCTGGCTCGGGAACACAATCGACTTCAATACTTCACACGAACATTCGTTCTGCATCAGGCTCGGGAACTGGTAACTCAACATCGTCGGACAATCGTTCGGTCCCCAGAACAGCCACAGGTTCTGGAACAGGTTCATCATCGGCAACAGGTTTCATCTATCGGAATCGCTCAGCAAATGGTTCTGGTACAGGCTCATCCTCTGCCACTGGTCGTGTGTTTGCAGCCCGCAATGCAACAGGGTCTGGAACAGGCTCTTCGACCACAGCGTCTTTTGCCACTCATTATGCGATTGCATCGGGCAGCGGTACTGGTTCAGGAATCAGCGACGACCTTCACAGTCACCAAAGAACAGCCACAGGTTCTGGAACAGGCTCGTCAAATAACTCCGTAGCCCACCTCGTTTATCGAAATGCTCAAGGTGCTGGCAATGGTTCAACCTCTGGGGGAGCACAATTCCTTCATACAGCCCCTAGAAGCGCCACAGGCTCGGGTACAGGCTCCTCAGCCATTGCAACCCTTCATACGGTTTACGCCGCTGCAAACGGCTCTGGAAGCGGCACATCGGCAACTGTTTATTTGCACATCAATCCTCGAACAGCGTCAGGTTCAGGGCAAGGTGGCACTTCAACCACATCGCTTCGCAAGGTTATGCGAACAGCGTCTGGCAGCGGAACTGACGGCTCTACAACGACCTACCTCCACACGGTTAAAAAGACAGCAAGCGGCACAGGTACAAGCAGCAGCCAAACCACCATCTCGCACAGTGTTTATCGAAACGCTCAAGGTTCAGGACAAGGAACAACCGACGGAACGGCAATGGGTCGGCATACCTCGATTCGGTCCGCCAGCGGCACGGGTCAAGGTTCGGCGACCAACGCTCAACTTCATGCGATGCACCGTTCTGGTTCGGGTTCTGGTTCGGGAACATCCAGCAACGCCATCGCTCACAAGGTTTATCGAAATGCCCAAGGTTCTGGGCAGGCTTCGACAAACGATGTCGTCCTTCACATCATCACAAGACGCCGCACAGCATCCTCAAGTGGCACAAGTTCATCAACATCCACTGGCGTTCGAATCAGGCTTAGGACGGCTTCTGGAAGCGGCTCAGGCAGTTCTACAGCCTCACGCCTCATTATCTCCCCACGGACCTGTACGAGTTCTGGCATAGGTGGCTCCACATGCACATCGGTCAGAAGGGTGCCCCGCTCAATCAGCGGTCTCGGCAGCGGTTCATCATCCGCAGCGTTCCTTCGAGGGCTTATGCGAACAGCGTCTGGGGCTGGAACGGGGACATCGGAATCTGAGGGATTTAAGAGAATCAGAATTTTTACCACCACTGGGTCCGTCATCGCCGAAGGTGCCAATGAATCCAGTTCCGCTAGTGGGGTTAGGCAAGAGTTGACCGTAGGTGGGTCTAATCTTGAGGTCACGACTGGCGATGGTTCTGGCATCGTCTTACTTGGAGAATGACATGGCAGATGTAACAATCAAAAAAGGCAACCGACTCCCCGTTCTCGCCCGTCAGTTCCTGCTTGACGATGTTGCCGTGGACCTCACAGGTGCCACCGTTGTGTTCAACATGTGGGGAGCGGCATCAGGTACCCAAGTCATCACATCGGGTTCTTGTTCAATCGTTAACGCCGCACAAGGTCGTGTCGAATACTCATGGTCGAGCAGCGATGCGACTCTTGCCGCAGGGCAGTATCTTGCGTCTTTTACCGCAACTTTCTCAGGGCGCACCCTTACCGCACCCAATAACGGCATGGTTGTCATCGAATTACTCGATACAACAAAGTCCACATGGTCCTACACAGGTAACCCTCAAAACAGCACCCTTGACGCCTGTCGCTTTGTAATCGGCGACACCGACCCAGACAACCAATTGCTCATGGACGCCGAAATCAACTGGCTGCTCGCCCAATGGGAGGACAACATCTACTCCGCTGGCGCAGAGGGATGCGTTGCAATCTCTGGCAAGTACACCCGCTTGGGTGACTACTCCAAATCAGTCGGCGACCTCTCGCTTTCAACCCAGCACCAAGCACAGGCAAACGCTTTCCTTACCCGTGCCGACCATCTCCGTGAACAAGCCAACAAGTACGGTCAGCCACAGGGCTACTACTACACAGACACCAGCGGCAATGTCTTTGGACCAAGCCACTTCTCAGTCGGGATGGACACCTTCCTGTGACCATTGAGTCCGAGTTCCTTTCGATGATGCCGTCCGTGGTAACCATCTATGCAGACTCGGGTCTTGACGCCTACGGCAAAATCAGCCACAGCGCCACGGGTGTCAAGGTTCGCTGCCGTGTTCAAGAAGGTACAAACCGTTATGCGAGTGAACGAAACCGTGATGAATTCGAGAACGGAACCATCATTTTCTACGGCGCTCCAGCAATCACAATCAGTTCAAAGATTGTTTTGCCAGATGGCACCAGCCCAGTAATCCTGTCGGTCAAGAACCACAACGACGAGACGGGCGTTCACCACACGACCGTGACCTTTGGTAAGTGATTTCTGATGACCGCCACCGTTCGTGTTACTGGACTTGACAAACTCCTTCGTGTTCTTCTGAGAGGCTCCCCGCTTGCTATCGATGCGACTCGTGCTGCTCTGTATCAAGAAGCACAAATTGTCCTCGGCAAATCCTTACGACAAGTACCGTTTCACCATGGAACCCTTGCTGGCTCAGGAATGGTCCATGACCCCGTTGTTATGGGGCGAGACATCATGGTCGAAATTTCCTACGGTGGACCCGCCAAGGACCAAAGCCCCAAAAATGGGGGAGAAATCAATGTTGGCTACGCAAAAATCCAACATGACAACTTGACTTTCAAACATGCCGCAGGCAGGAAAGCCAACTACCTGAAAGACCCCGTTGAGGAAGCGGCAAAAACTCTCGAAGGAAAATTGCAGAAGCGGGTTTCCGCCATTATCGAAGGACTTGCCTGATGGCTTTACTTGATGCGTTAGGTGCTCACCTACAAACCTCAGGCGTCGGAACCCTCGCCACAGACATCTTCTTAACCGTCATGCCAGACGAACCAGATGTGTGCATCCTTATCGTTGAGGACAACGGTGTTGGACCAATGCAGACATTTGGCTCATCGGTGTATTCGGTGCAGCGCCCTCGAATAAGGGTATTTTCTCGTGCATCACGCAACGATTATCCAACCGCTCGTGCAAACGCTGTTTTAGCCCGTAATGCGATTGGTGCCATCCGCAATCAAACAATTTCTGGCGTCAGTTTTTTAACAGTCATCTCAACTTCTGACTTTTATCCAGTTGGTCGAGACGGCGATGACCGTCCAGTGGTTGGAATTGATTTCTCGGGATGGGTCCTGTGAACATTCGAGATGCCGCTTTTGCTGGTCCACGCAATCTTGAGGCTGCTCTCGCTGCATCCATCAAAGCCGCTGAGAGCGCCTCTGCAGCCCTTGAAGCACTGACGGTCAGCCTTATGCTCGCCGCCTCATTTCTTAACGAACCAGAGCCTGTCGTCGACCAATTAGGCGAATGTAGGCATTTGAACACCATCGAAGTATCAACGATGGGTGCCGTCTCGATTATCTGTGATGATTGCGGCGGCACGGTCACCGATGCGATGCACCATGGCTGACCCAATCCCTTCCCCAGACCCATACGGTCGGACATCGCCGACCGATGAGGCTCCACGCTGCTGGCGCTGCAATCGCCTTCTTGCCATCAGGGTCACTAGACCATGGTTGATACTTTGTAACCGCTGCAAGGCTCAAAACGCTAAATAGTTGACTTCTTGCCAGATTTAGTTATGCTGGCTGACAACACATCATGCGACTAGACATGATACGCACGGTTAACCAGCCGTTACATTTCGCCCTCTGCTAGGAGGTTTGTTTGGTTAAATTCAACGGCGTTTTACGCCTGCTTCCCCGACCATCGTTCAAAGGAGCACCATGCGTAAGCATTTCGCAATCATTGCAATTTCATTAATCAGCACTATTCATTCCACGCCAGCAGCAGCACAAGCGGCAAAGCCAAGCGTCCTACTCACTTCAACAACAGCGGCACAGAATCCGCTACAACAACTTCAACAGGTCTCTGCTTCAAGCATCCACCCAGAACTTCGTGCTCAATTCCGCACCAAAAAAGTTCCCTCAATCCGCTTCTGGGAGGCGGTGTCATGGTGTGAAACCCAACATGACTGGACCAACGGCGGCTACTATGCAGGCGGCATGGGCATTGCCCAATCAGCATGGCGAGGCTATGGCGGTTGGCAATTTGCAACTTCCCCAGCACGGGCAACAAAACAAGAGCAAATCATCGTTGCCAACCGAATCTCATTTCTCGGATTCCAAACAAAGAACACTTTTGCCACTCTTGAGGACCGTCAAAACAACAAGCCTTTCTTCCGTCCAGCCATTGGGTGGAGAAGTTCAATGAACTGGGGAAAGAATTGTGTTGATTGGCGGACCCGTCGCCCCCTTCGAGACCAATACACACAGACTCCACCTCGTCATTAAAGGTTGACCCTAGTCAACGCTTCGACTTATGCGATTGCCGTACAATCTGGGGCACAGCGTGTCCTAGTGACCTCGGTTGTCGGTTTGCTTTCGTGCCCTGAGTGGTCCAGACCTCAGTCGAGGTTCTGTCACGCCCAGCAACAGGAGCACCGATGGCGCAATACAAGGTCAACTCAGGCATCGAATACCTCGGCAAACGAGCCGAGGCTGGAGCCGTTGTATCGGACCTCCCACCGAAGGCAATCAAGTGGCTTCGTGAAAGCGGAGCAATCAGCCCAGTAGACGGCGATGCGATTGAAGAGCCAGAAGCCGAAGAAACTGTTGCTCCAGTTGAGGAAGAAATCCCAGCGGAGGAAGCAGAATGACTTTTCGACACGGTAAAAACACCAAGGTTCTTTCAGCAGAGTATGACCTCAGCGGTTATTTGAACGAAAGTTCAACCAACGAAAGCATTGAAACGGGCGAAACAACGACCTACAACACCACTGGCGGAGCCAAAACTTATGTGGTTGGTCTCCGTGATTCGACAATTTCAATGAAGGGCTTCTTTGACGGAGCCACCTCAGCAGTAGACGAAATCATGGCAACAGCAGTAGGCGGCGGCAACAAGGTCATCACCTTTGCCCCCGAAGGTCTCACCGTCGGTCGTCGAGTCACAACGCTTAATGCGATTGAAACCTCCTACGAAGTTTCATCCCCAGTAGCCGATGTTGTGTCCATCTCTTTCGAAGGACAGACAAACGACCGTCTGGACCGTGGCATCTCCCTCATTGACTTGGGTGCCGTCTCATCAACAGCCAACGGAACATCTCAAGACAACGCCGCTTCCTCCTCAAACGGCGGAGCAGCCAACCTTCATGTGACAGCCAACACTCGTAACGGCAACACCACTTTTAAGGTCCAACACTCAGCGGATAACTCCACATGGGTAGACCTCATCACATTCTCGGTAGTCGGCTCGACCACCAAGACATCGGAGCGCAAGACCGTAACTGGGACTGTCAACCGATACATCCGTATCCAGCACACCCTTGCTGGCTCCACGGGTTCCATTACCTACCATGCGAACTTCGCACGACGCTAAGGACAACACCAAATCATGGCTTTCAAGCACGGCAAAAACGCTTCGTTCAAGGTTGATAACTCGGGCGGAACACTGACCGACATCTCTTCCTACCTCAACGAGGTTTCACTCCCACGCTCAATCGAAACAGGCGAAACAACCTCTTTCCAGACAGCAGGCGGAGCAAAGACCTATGTCGTAGGTCTCAACGACTCAACCGTTTCCATCAAGGGAACTTGGGACGCAACCCTCGACGCACACCTCGCTGGCATCCTCGGACAAGACGCTTCGGTGTCCTTCGAGTACGGTCCAGAAGGCACAGCCACTGGCGCAGTTAAGTACACAGGCGAAGGTCTCATGACCTCGTATGAGACAAGCAGCCCTGTCGCTGATGTCGTTACTTTCTCGGCAGAGTTTCAGGTGACTGGTACAGTCACCCGTGGCACCTTCGCCTAACTCTTACAAGGAGAAAACCCGTGTCCCTTCGTGACCACATCCTGTCTTGTGACGATGTCCAGAAAGAAATCATCGATGTCCCCCAGTGGGGCTGCAAGGTTTCTGTTCATGGCATGTCAGGAGCCGCCCGTACCTCAATGATTCAGAACGCTGCCGATAACGACGGCGTAATGAACTTTGCAAAGATGATGCCAGACATCGTCATCATGTGTACATACGACCCTGAAACAGATGAGCAAGTATTTGCCGAGAGCGACCGTGAGACCCTGATGCTCAAATCAGGTGCCGCACTGGACCTCATTGTCAACACCGCTATGCGAATCTCTGGATTGCTTGAAGATGCAGTCGACAAGGCAGGCAAGGATTTCTCGAACGCCCCAGCCAACGCTTCCTCTTTGAGTTAGCCGAATCGCTGGGGCGAACAGTCGGAGAGTTGCTCTACGGCTCTGGAGGTCACCGTGCGATTTCATCGCAGGAGATTACGGAGTGGATGGCTCTCTACAAAATAAGGAACTGGGAGCAGCAACAACGATGAGGATGAACTAAAGATGGCAATGCTTGAGGTCGTAGCGCACTTGAAGGCGAACGCTGACAACATGGTCAGCGGGTTCAATCGTGCTCAAAATGCTGCCGACAACTTCGGGCAATCTGTTCAGCGTCAATCTGGAATCGCCCAGCGTGGTTTTGGTCTTATGTCGAAGGCGGCAATTCTTGGTGGTGGTGCGATGCAAACCGCTGCCATGATGGGCGCAAAAATGGGTATTGGGTTTGCTATGGCAAACGAACAAGCCATCATCTCGTTCAAGACTCTTCTTGGTAGTCAAGAAAAAGCAGAGGCAATGTTCAAGGACTTGCAAAACTTTGCCGCTTCAACTCCTTTCGAGTTCCCTCAACTTCGTGATGCTGCTTCTAAGTTGCTCACCACAGGTGTTGCCGCTGAGCGTGTTAAACCTCTTTTGACCGCCATCGGTGACTCCACCGCTGCTATGGGTACGGGCGCTGAAGGTATCGCTGCAGCAACCCGTGCCTTGCAGCAGATGAACCTCGTCGGCAAGGTGACTGGTCAGGACATGATGCAGTTGGCTAACGCTGGTATTCCCGCTTGGGATGCGTTAGCAGCCGCTGCTGGAATGTCGGTTGCGGAGGTCAAGAAAGCAACCGAAAAGGGCACACTGCAAGATTCTGTTGGTCTCCTTATGTCTGGTCTGGAGAACTATTCAGGCGAAGCCATGGGTCGTGTTAAAGGAATGATGGCTGAACAAGCCAATACTTTGACTGGTTTGATGTCCACTTTGAAGGACAACATCAACATTGCGCTTGGCGACATGATGGCTCCAGCCACCGAGGGAATCAAAAACGCAATGCCTGCCATCAACGATGCGATTGGCAAAACCATGAAGTCCATGACTAAGCCAATCAATGACATGGTCCAAGTGATGATGGATGCTTTCCAGAAATTGGTGCCTGCTATCGAGCCAATGATGATGGCTTTATCAACAATCATGGTTGCTGCTGTTCAGTCGATTGTTCCTGTGGTTGCTCAAATTGCTACTGCTTTGCCTTCTTTGCAGCCCGTGTTTATTTCAATTGGTCAAGCCATGATGGACCTCAGCACAGTAATAGCGCCTTTGGTTACCCAATTGGTTGTCGAATTTGTTCCCATTATTGGAACTATGGCGACAGCAGTTTCTTCGGCAACTGGTTTTATTGCGGACCATAAGGGAGCACTTGAGGCTTTGACACCTGTCATCGGGGCAGCAGTTGGCGCTTATGTTGCTTTCAAGGCTGTCGGCAAAGTCCAAGCAATCTGGGGTAGTGCCAAGCAAATCTGGGGAATTGTTACCGCAGCAATTGCTCACACAGGTACTATGACCGCAGAAGCAGCAGCAGCCGCTGCAGCGACAGCAGCACAAACCGCTTTGGCAGTTGCACAAGCAGAGTTAATGGTCGCCGCTGCAACCGCTTCTGGTTCAGAAATGGCGCTGACGGCAGCGACAGCGGCTCAAACAGCAGCGACTACTGCCGCCACAGCAGCCCAAAATGCGTTGAACGCCTCGATGGTTGCTAACCCAATCGGTCTGATTATTGCCGCTGTTGTTGCTCTTGTTGTTGCCGTGGTTTTGATGTGGAAAAAGTTTGAATGGTTCAGGAGAGCGTTGAAAGGTATTTGGAACACCATCGTTTCGGTTATCCAGTTTGCCATAAATTTGGTGCTAGGTATTGTTGAATGGTTTGTGAATAAGTTCATTGATGGTGTAAACCTGATTATCAAAGCATGGAACAAGATTCCATTTCACAAAGACATTGACACTATTGACCACATCAACATGAAGTTGGACATCACTGGGGCAAAAGTTAACAATGTCAAGTCTGGTATGACGGGCGTTGAAGCCGAGGCAAAACGAGTGGGGACCACAATTAACGGTTGGGGTTCAAACATGAGTCCTGAGATGATTGCGTTAATGCACTCAACCGCAAATCGTGCTGGCAATTACAAGCCGAAAGCCACCCCTGAAGAGGTTGCTCAGCAACAAGAGGAAGCCGCAAACACAATGAAAAAATTGGTCGATGCCGCTAAGAAACTCGGCGAGGATGCTGTCGCAAAAGCCAACGCCTTCTTTGACCAAGTTAAGACCCGTGCCGATGATTTTGCTAAGAGCATCAAGACCGCCATGATGAATGTCTGGTCCTTCTCCAATGCGATGAGTGATTCTCTGTCATCACAAAAGGATTATCAGTCGGCTCTTGACGCTGTCGCCCAAGCCGAAGAAGCGGTTGCCTCCGCTATGGCGAACCGTGACATGGCTGCCTACAGCCGTGCTATCCAAGATTACTCGGAGGCAACAGACAACCTCGCCTCCGCCGAGTCAAACAAGATGACCTTCATGCAGGCTTTGAAGAAGCAGTATGACGACGCTAAGAAGTTTGGTCAGATTCTTGACCAGTTGCGGGCTGCTCAACTCAATGAGGCTGGTATTGCTCAGATTGTTGCTGCAGGAGCAGAAGTTGGAACCAAGATTGGTGAGGAAATTCTTGCTGGCGGTCAGCAGGCGGTTTCCGATGCGAACACTTGGTACAACGAACTTATTAAGGCTTCGAATGATTCAGCCAACGCTGCTAAGGACCAGTTCTACAAGCAGGGTCTGTCACAGGGTGAGCAGTTGGTTAAGGGAATCACCGATGCCGCAAAGAAACTGAACCTTCGTTTGAGTTCCAAGGGCATGACCAAGGCTCAGATTGACAAGTTGCAAAAGAGTTTCGGTGTTGACATTGCTTTCTCGATGACATCACTTAGCGACCTCGCCACTCCAATGGCGACGGGCGGCATCGTCCGTGCCCGTAGCGGCGGAACCCTCGCTTTGCTTGGTGAGGCTGGTCGAGACGAAGCCGTCATCCCTCTCAACAAGGGCGGCAATGCGATGGGCAACTCGTACCACATCACGGTCCAAGCAGGAATCGGCGACGAGCAAGAGATTGCCCGTCAACTAATTAAGGTCCTGCAATCACATGAAAAGCGTGTCGGTCGTCTGCCACTGAAGGTCATGTAATGGCTTACCCAGAACTCAAGGTCTACATCGCTTGGACTGATGGACCTTATGTTGAAAGCCCCACTTGGGACCCCATCACTGATTATGTGTTGGACTGCAAAATCCATCGAGGTCGTAGCGACGACTTTGATTCGTCTTTTGTGTCCACTGCTTCGCTGACCCTAAACAACAACACTCGTTACTTCGACCCATTCAATTCAAGTGGCGCTCATGCGAATGACCTCAAACCAAGACGCCAGATAAAAATAACGGGCACCGCAAACAGTGTCGAATACATCATGTTTCGTGGTTTCATCAATGGTTTCCCTGTGGCGTGGGGTTCAGCAGGCAAGATTTCGACGGTGTCCATTGAGGCTTACGACATTGTCAGTCTGCTCAACACAGCAAACCTACGAAACGACTTCGCCGACATTTACACTCGCTCCCTTTCGCCAGTTCACTACTACAAGTGCTCTGATGCGAATGATTCATCAACCATTAAAGACTTTGGCTCGGCATCAAAAGATTTGTCTCTATCTGGCTCAACTGTCCCGTTGGTTTCATCATTTCCGCTCGGCATGGGGTTGAGCGGAAATTCTGCGGACCTTTTTAAGTCGCCGTATGTTTACACGACGAGTACCACCCCAACCACGGGGGACATCACAATCTCATTCTGGGCAAGATGGAACGACACGAATAACACTGAACAAGTGTTTGTATTTGGTTCCACTGGCAATTCAATCGCTATTCAAGGCAACTATGAATACTCAACGGGAGAATACGGTGTTTTTGTCGAAACAAATCGTTCTGGGACCATTCATCAGGCATGGTCACAAACTGGACGCAATCCAACAAACCTCATTGCAAAGCATTATGCGATTACATACACCAAATCTTCGGGAGCGGTTCAGGTGTACATCAACGGCGTTGCACAAACGATGGCTTCAACTGGAGTCAACACATCGATAAATTTCTTTCCAACCAATTACATCTCGCTCACCTACATCACTTATCAAGAAGTCGCTATTTTTGACAAAATTCTGACTTCGACCGAGATAGACACCATTTATCAGTTTGGGTCTGGTTCTTCGAACGAATCCACTACCGCTCGTGTAAATCGTTTGATTGCTCTGACCGATTTGTCATCTTGGTCAACCTTGAAATCGGTTCATAGTTCTCCAGTTGGAACTATTAATGGTATTCCTGCCGTCAATGCGATTGTGTCTGAAGCACTACAACAGGTCATGTCGACTGAAGGCGGGTACATGTTCGCCACCCGTGAAGGCGTCCTAAAAACCGTCAATCGCAACTACTTTGCAACTAACGCAACTTCGACAACGCCACAAATCACAATCGGAGACGACGGCTCAGGAACCGAATACAGCGGCGACATCGAAATCTGGTACGACGGCGACAACTTCCGCAATGAAGTCACGGTAAAGCAGGCAAACGGTCTGCAGGCTTATGCGAGTGACGAAACATCGGCAACTGATTACGGTCGCCACACACACTCCATTGACAGTCAAAGCGGTTCGGAAACTGAGGCAGCGGACCTCGCCAATCACTGGCTGACCTTTTACAAGCAGATAGTCCCGACAGTTAGCGCAATTGAAATCGGCAAAAAGACAAGTTCACCCTCTGTTTGGCAGACTCTTCTTCAACTAGAAGTGCTGGACCGTGTGACCTTCAAGCGCACCCCATCGGTCGGTTCCGCCTTAGTAACAGACTTGATTATCAACAGCATCGATTTCACTCTTGAACCAAAAAAGTGGAGCATGAAGGTCGAAGGTTCCAAGCGGTTCACATTGCTTTCGCCAACCGCTACATCGCTATCGGTTTCGTTCAATCAGAACAGCGCAACCTTTGGAGCAAATGTCAATGCGAATGGCGATTCGACTACTGTGGAGTTCCAATACAGCACCTCTTCAACATTTGCTTCAGGAGTGACAACCGTTTCGGCTACCCCATCGCCGCTTACAGGAAGCACCTCCACAGCGGTTTCTGGTTCTGCAAGTGGATTGTCCAACGGAACGCTTTATTACTACCGAGTCAAAGCCGTAAATGCCGTCGGAACAACATACTTGTCTGGCTCGTTCACCACTTATGCGTTGAAAACAGTTCGCTTCACAGCAAGTGGTACTTGGACCAAGCCAACTGCTCCAACTGGGGGCGCAGCGTTAACTTCGGGTAGCGATGCGTTTGTTATCGGTGGAGGCGGAAGCGCCTCATTTGGTGGCGGAGGTGGAGGAACCGCTACTTCTAACTCATCAATAACTCTTTCCTCAAGCATGGTCGCTGTTATTGGGGCGGTTGATGGTTCTAGTTCATTGACAAATCTCGGTTCGGCGGCGGCAGGACAAGCCGCAGGACTCGGAGGTTATTTTGACCCTAACGGCGGCAACAGTGCAAACGGGAACACTGGCGGCACGGGCTACTTAGACATTTTTGGGGGTATTTATGGCGGCGGCGGCGGCGGCGGAAATTCATCAGCGGGCGCAAACGGGGGCGTTGGCTACGGAGGAAACGGCGGTTCAGGCTCAACCGTGTACACCGTTACTTACGGTTCTGGTGGCGGCGGTCAAGGAAATTATGGACAAGGCTTGAACGGTGGCGGAACGGCATCAACTTATGGGCGAGGTGCGGACGGTTCGAGTGTTCTTGTAGGAACTGGTGGCTACGGCGGATTTAAGTATTATGGACCCGCTGGTAACCGCTCTGGAACAGGATGGACTGAAACATGACAATGACCTACGCACTGGTCGACGCAGCCAATCAAGTCGTCAATGTGATTCTCGTGCCAATCGATGCGATGCTCGATGAGGACGGCAACATCGACGAATCAGTCGGAGCAGAATACTGCCAACAGTTTCACAATGGAACATGGATTCGCACCTGTCTAAACGGCTCGGTACGGAAAAATTATGCTGTATCAGGGTCAACCTACGACCCAGAACTGGATGCTTTCATTTTGCCTAAGCCTGTCGAAAGAGCAGTGTTTGACAGGGAAAGTTGCCAGTGGACCATCGATGGCTTCTTCCCCCCGTACAGCGAGTTGCGCCAGTAGACGAGGTTAATGCGATGCACTAGCATGGTGCCGCTATCCCAGTGACCCCTGTGTCCCAGACCAGAGGTTCATTATGAAGCAAATTGCTCTCCGTGTTTTTGCCGTATTCGGTTACTCAAGCCTTGCCATGATTGGTGGCGCTTCAATGCTGGGCGTCTCAGTCGTAAAGGGTGCAGCCCTTGCTGGAATCGTTGCCGCCTCTCAAGTAATCGAGAAGTTGGCTCGTGCTTACGCCGACGACGGCGTGGTCTCCAAGGCTGAACTGAATGAAATCTTCGGCGCTACGAAGGGCGAGTAGCCTCCTTCTTTTCGCTGTCCCGCTCCTGTCCCTGACTGGGGCGGGCTTTGCCCATGCCGATGCGATTGTCAGCGGGGTGACCGTCACGGTCTACAACAACTACGGGTACAACGCCTCACCGCCAATACCCCCCGCTCGTCCAATCGTCGGTACTTTTGTGCAGGGAAACATCGAAAATAACTTCGATGAAAAACCTCTATTCCAGATGTACGAGGACTTCATGGTCCAGTATCAGGGCTACATCACGGCACCATGCACCTGCTCAGTTCAGTTCATGGCTAAAGCCGATGACGGCACGAAGTTGTACCTCGATGGGGTTCTCATCACCAACGACTGGCGAGATAAGGGAGGCGGCGGGTCCGTCTCTCAACCCGTGCAGTTCCAAGAATCGGTCTCAAAGCAGATAACCGTCTGGTTCTACGAGAACGGCGGCGGTGCTTGGGTTCAACTTTGGTGGATGGTCAACAACGAGTGGGAAATTATCCCTGCTTCTGCTTTTACCGTTCAGGCGCTCCCAGAAGCCACTACAACCACCACCACCACTACAACGACCACAACGACCACGACGACTACCGAACCGCCTACAACGACCACTGAGCCGCCAACGACGACAACTGAACCTCCCACAACCACCACAACTTCCACCACGACCACCACCACCACGACAACGACAACGACAACCGCTGCTCCACTTCCAGTCACAACAACGACCAATGCGATGCACCTCAACACGACCACGGTTCCGCTGGCAACCACCACTATTCCAGAGACCACAACGACGACCGAGGCACCCAGCCCAACCACCACAATTCCAGAGCAGGTAACGCCCGCAGAGGTTCAAGCCGCTGTCGAAACCCTGACTGAAATCGCTCCAGAAGATGTGACTGTCGATGACTTAGAAGCCGTGCTTGACCCGACGATTGCCGAAGAACTGACCTCAGAACAGGTCGATGCGATTGTTGATGTAATCGAGGCAGTGGTCGAAAACCTCAACGACACGGAACTCCTCGCTCTCGCCGAAACCCTGTCGGCAGCCCCCGACTTTGTCAAGAAATCCTTTGAGGCACAAATTGATGTGTTTAGCGGAAAATTCGACACTTATGTGCCCACTGGGTCCACCGTCAGCGTCGGAAAGCGCCGAGCAATCAACGCCGTAATCGCCACAGTCATGGCAGCCCCAGCAGCCGCTGGAGCATCATCATCACAA